GTCATAGACCTGAGCCGGATTAAGGGCCATAGGGCCTCACATCGCCAACCTCGGCGCTCAAGAGCAATCTGCCCAATTGATAATTTCCTCCGGCAACGTCAGAGATAAACCTCAAACGCGGCTCACGCCTCTGCTCGCGCATGTCAATCTTTCCGGTGTTCGGGCCGAAAACGTACGGAGCAGATTCCTTGTCCTCCCCTTGAGCAAAAGGACGTCCTGTAACGATCACTGACATCTCACCATCTTGCAGGAAGTCAGGCTCAATACGCTCAATCCTAAGCCAACGATTTAGTCCATCTGGGGCCGGCTGAGACGGCCCTCCGGAAGTTAGACTCAGGTCGCTGGTTTCAAAGAAACTACGGATGGCCAGCACGTTTTGACCCTCAACGTCGTCTGTTCCAATCTCGTGTTGATACAAACGAATCAATCCAGCTGGGGTGGAGAACGTCAACGATACTGCACCTGTTCCGGTTGCAGCATTAGACATCTCAATAGCCTGAGCGTAAATTGTTGAAACAGGGATTGAGAAACCAGAACCAGATCCGCCCAGACTGGTGTTGCTAGCACTCAAATTGTCTCCAACCTCATATCCGGACCCACGAGCCGTAATACTCACAGACGCGACCTGACCTCCAACAACAGAAATCGTTGCTGTTGCGCCTGACCCAGATCCTCCAGTAAGAGGCACGTCGTTATAGACAGCATTTACATAACCGGATCCCGGAGTAATAGCCCCAAGGGTCTTGATGTTGCTTGAGGTGATCGCTACAACGGTCGTGCCGGTTGGAATGTTTGATCCAGAAATGACTTGATTGAGAGCAATCTGTACGTTGTAGGTGTCCAGATACAAAAACTCGCTGCCGGAAATTTCATTAAAGGTACCAACAAAAACATCTTCGGCTTCGCTGGCATCCCAATTCGCGGCAATCGGAAATGCAAAAACTTGAGAGAAATACCCGGCAGACCGACGGGCACCAGGAGCCTGCCCAGCGTCATACCAAACGTTCTCGCGCACGTTGTAAATGATCGCATCCGTACATTCCGTTGCATCACCTCGAGGATAAAACCACCAAATTTCTCCGTATCTTGGAACCTTTGTAGCCCAAACTTTCTGACGCTGAGCGTAGTTCAGGTTGTCGAAGAAATAGTTCTGGTTCATGCTATTCGGAATTTCCTTCACCACACCGTTGTAGAGAAGAAACCGGTCAACACCACACCAGTAATAGATTCCGTCGTACTCAATGGCCGACTGCGAGGACAAGATAGAGGACTGACTGCTAATGATGTCGTAACGCCAGTATTGAGGAGGAGTTCCAGTTCCACCGATGAACGACACGCGAATAAGGCTATCAAGGCTCCAAAACAGCCCAGAAGGCGCGTTCGATCCACCCCTGACTGGTAACCCCTGGACGATCTTACCGGTGGCTACATTCGTTGCATTTGCGTCAGCAGAAACCCAATCTTGCAAGTTGCCTGCGGAACAGTTTTGAATCAAACCGTTGTTGCCATACACGAACAGATACGGGTGAAGGGATACCACTCCACCGGAGACGGAAATGTTATTGTCAAACGTCACAGTCACCGTTGCCGATGCAGTGGCGTTGTTGGATATCGTCACGCTGGTCGTCGATACAGACACCACAGTGGTGCCAGCAGGAATGCCAGCTCCCGTCACCGATTGACCGGCTCCAATCAAAGGATTTGCAGTAGCCAGCGTGATGACGTTGTTGCCGTTTACTGTCGTTGCAGAGTCGGTGAAAACGCCGACCTTAGACATCGTTGATCCATTGATGTTCCCAGCAAGAACAGGTGTGTCGGCCGTGCTGTCAATAGCAGCAAGGTTTTTGCCAGGATGAGCAACAATCGTCTGCAATCCCGACCCTGAAACGTCATAAAAACCATCAAACTGCCAAAGATTCAAAGAAGACGGAGTAAAACTAGACAGCGTGAAATCGGTAACACCCGCCCCGACTCCATTGTCATCAATGACCAAAACTTGTAGGCCATCGCTGTACCCGCTAAAAATGGAAGTAAAAGCATCTTGAGAGTTGACCCAGATGCCTCGAGAAGGGCCATTAAGATTGTCAGAAATGACTCGATACCCGCCGATCTTCCTTGGCCGACCGCGCTGAAAACGAACCCACTGCCCATCGTTGTAGAACAGCTTGTCGTAAACGGTTCCGTCGCGCTGGATCCCAGGCTGCGTGTCAATCGAAAAGACCTTCTGCGTCATTTAGAACGCCCCACCTTGAACGCCATTGCTGAACGTCCCCGTTCCGGTGATAGACAACCCCGTAGTCGTCAGACCAAAATACTTCGCACCCAACACGGTAATTCCAAATTCACCAGACCCAGGACGATAAATGCCGGTTGATGTTTCGTTGGCAAAATTAAGAGAAGGCGCACCAACAGTACCATCAACCAGCGACACGTTTACAGCGCCGGCAGCAATCGTTGATGCGTTCAGAAGATTGACAGAATCGCACAGCAAAATCACCTGCTGACCAGCAGGAATGGTTGCTGTAGCACCACCAGCACCAGTAGTAAAAGTGATCTGATACCCAGGCCCGCCACCGTCGGTTTGATTGGTGATGTAGTACACCTGTACCGTTTGAGGCAAGGTGACAGTCACGTTGCCTGACAGGGTGCCGGTGTACTTCTGCACCACGTTGGATGCTTCTGATGCCGTCAAGGTGTAGGAACCAGAAACCACAGCCTTGGTCAACTGCGTGAAGTTGAATTGCGTGCTGCGGCCCAATCCAACCGTATAGAAGGCAGCACCAGAACAAACCACGAAGGCAGAATCAGCAGGCTGCAAGGCAATGCTTGCGGCTCCGTTGATTAAGCCTCCCGCTGGGGTTACCGTTAGTGATCCGGTACCGGCATTGCGGATCATGAAGAACCAGTCATTGCCTAGAGTCGTTGCATCTGTCAGTCCCAAAGTGCCAGATCCGCCAGTCCAGACGTAAGATGCAGCACGGTCAGCAGCAACTGCGGTGTAGTTGTTTGAAAACGTCTGAACCGTATGCGCTTGATTGAGGGTCGTTGAGATGGCCTTCAGGCCATACCCGGCAAGGGTCGCAGCATCTGCGCTCGAGCTTCCCACACCGAAGGAGATGATGCCCCAGGTGCCGGACTCGTTCGCGTTGGTCGTGATGTAGATGTACTTGGCTTCTCCAGAAGCCACAGCAACGATGGTGTTGCCGTTGTAGTCTGCCACCGTGAAAGTGGTTGCTCCGACGTTGCGGATCAGCGCATCTTGACCGACAGACGCCTGATTGGCCGGCGGCATCTTGAGCAGCAAACTGCCCGCCGTGGCCGTGACGTTCATGATCCTGGCGGCGGCGTTGTCCGTGTCGCTGCCGTTGATAGGCCAGGACAGGGTCGTGGTGACGCTCAGGGTGATGGCGCGGAACGAAACGTCCGTCGGCTGGATCACCTGTCCGGTGAAAGGGCTGGTAAAGCTCATGAATCCCTCACAATCGCCTGACGGTCAGCCACCCTAGTGATGTTCTCTTCCTTCAGGACTTGGATGATGCGGTCATAATTTCCCTGCCACATTGGCATGCGCTCGTCGTTCTTGAGGAACGGCATGGCCTGGAGCAAGGAGCCGTAAAGCAGCGCCTGGGGAGCGTACTGCGTAAACCAATTGGATTGATTGCTCGAGTCAAGCGGCTGCACACGCTCGTAATACAGGACTTCGTAGTTGTACGCTACATCAGGAGTCGGCCCGACAAGCCAATGCTCATAGTCGTAGTCGCAAAAGAACTTGGGAGCAGCCTCCTGAGCCGGGTTTGGCCAATACTCACGGATGTACTCGTAGCTGCGCAGCAGCACAGGCTGACGCTTTCCATCAACCGTGACGTTCATGGAGACAGTCTTGCGCCAACGCGCCGGCTTTGCGATCACGTTATCACCTTGGACCATCTGACTGGTGACCACTTGCAGATTGCCCAAGAACTTGAGGTCGGAAGCAATTATCTGCTCCGCCAGCATGATGAACTGAGGGATCTTGTCAATGGTGGCTTGATCGGTGCGCTCCAGATACGTCTGGATGTCATCAAACAAGCTGTCATACGTCATGACGGCAGCTACTGGCATTACCACACCTTTTTCTTGATAGATTCGGGTTGCGGGACAAATTGCTTGCCCTGACGCATCCCCTCTCTCTTGGCTCGCGTTGTTGCCGCGTACTCAGAAGGTGTTAGCTTCTCTCGTGCCTTTTTGGGCAGATATCGCTCGCCGGTTGCCTCAGACCCCTGCGTGGACGGCTTTCCAGACTTTGTGCCCCAGTCCTCTTTCGTCCACTTCGCCAGTGAATTATCCGCCTTCTTGGGGCCTTTGTAACCCCCCCCAGACGATTTGTACTTCTGCGTGGCAAGCTGCGCCTTCCTCGCGCTCCATTGGCCTGGAGAGCCACCCTTCCCGCTGGCCTTGACCTGGGAGACGATCCTGTCCCACTTTGCCGGATCCGTTTTCTTTGCCGTGCTCATGATAGGAAAAATGCCCTTTCTTCCTTGCGCCGACGATCCAGCCCCAGCAGAACTTTCCCTCCAGCCTTGTTCCAGAGTAAAAGGGCGTCTGCCGCGGCTTCCCATTCCCCGCGGTTGGCTTTGATCCGCACCGTGCTGCGCTGAAGATTCCCAAGCCCTACGT